AAAACGGAGTGTACTCAATTCCTGTTGTTGCTAACCCTACTAATCCAATTGTGGTTTCAAAAGCTGCCAACTCACTTGCGGCTACTAACACATCTGCTTGGCTCAAATTGCTACCGGTCATCCAAGCTGTGTAGTCGGTAACCTGAGTCAATGTAGCATCGGCACCAAATACGTTTTTGTAAACATGCTTAATGAATGTTTCATTGCTGACACCGCCAGCGTCTGTTTTGTATGTGTCAGTGGCCAACAATGCTGTGGCCAGTTCTTTGTTTGTCCATCCAGCATCGGCAAGATAGATACCAATGCCTTTGTATGCGTTGGTTACGTCTGTGGTACCCAATGCGGCTGCCAACAATGCATATACATCACCTGCACGACCTGCGGCATCATAGGCAATGGCTTTGTCTGTGAACACCACACGTTCGTGGTCAGCAAGATTGAATTCCATGTTGCTGACCAATGTGCTGGCTAAGGTAACTTTGGCGGCAGTTTTGGTTGTAGTAAACTCTGTACTAGCACCTCCCATGGCATAAGTGTCAACACCTGCAGTGCCTGTAACATCCACAACGACATCAACTGTGCCATCGCCTGCACGACCTGTGCCCACTACACCAAAGGTGGCAACTTTGCCCAGTGTGCCAACAGTGGCCACTGTGACGATCAAGTTGTTAGCAACTGTGCCGCCCAATGCTGTTCCAGCAAGAGTGATTGTATCACCTGCAACATAGCCGCGACCTGCACTTGCGGCTAATGAATCTAATACAACGGAATAAACGCCGTTGGTCTTTGTAACATCAAATGCGGCTTCAACACCTGCACCGCCTGTTAATCCAGTGATGTTTTGATAGGTAGCGTTTACCGGTTTGTCTTTGATTGTAATTGTTGTTGTCATTATTTTTCCTTGTAAAATGAATATCAACTAGTATATAGCGTTTGTACTAATAAGTCAAAGAAAAAGGGCACAAAAATGCCCTTTTTGGTGGTTTCTGTTACGAGGTATTTCCTACCCTAGGCTGCGTTTAGGCTGCCAAAGCGAACTGTTCGTCGTTTGCATTTACGTTTTTTGTGTCTTCGACCGGGTCTCCCCTGTCCTAACGGCTTCTACATTGCCGGACTGTCCATTTCATTACTCTTGACCCAATCGATATCTAAGTCAGGCCCATCATAAAGGAACTAGGTTGTCATTTCATGTAAAATAAAAAGCATAATAACAAATATTACCATCCACTTGCTGAAATTTTCCATTATATTCCTTTATGGTGGACCTGCCGGGAACTGCCCCCGGGTCTTGAATCCTTTTCAATCAACTTCATACAGTCTTAACTTGTATTTAAACATATTTTCAAATTATTGTCAACCACTAATTACTGCATAATTACACACAGCAAGGACAATAGATGATTTATTTTGATGGCGATAGTCACACATATGGAGAAGAATTAGAAAATCCCGCACAGGAAAGTTTTCCAAAAATTCTGTCAGAAAAACTTGGACATGAGTTTGTAAACCTAGCAGAGTCTGGGTGTGGCAATGATGAAATCATAAGACGTGTACATCGTTACCTTTCACAGTGCAAAGAGAAAAATCAATACCCAGACATGATAGTTATTGGATGGACTGAAGTTGATCGTGAAACTTGGTTTGTCGAAGGTGTGGGAAAATCAGTTGACACATACAAGTTAACCGCAACAGAGGCTCATAAACTATATCCTGAGAGACTTAGCAAGTTTAGAAAGAATGTCAAATACAACGGCATTTATATTGCGGCCTTGACACACTATTGGTACAATCAAGTTTATAATTTACATTGTGAGCTCGAGCTGTTAAAAATACCGCACTTGTTTTTTCATGGATGCCCAAATTGGTTAAAAAAGTGGAACGACATCCGCAGTTGGAATATTGTAAAAATGGACAACATCACTTCATATGTGTGGAACAATACTTTTATAAATCAAACAGATCCTAATTTTAGCATGTTTCAGTGGACCACTGGTCGCGGACATCCCCACACTGAATACGATCATGTTGGCCCTCTAGCACATGTTGAATGGGCTGAGTTGTTGTACGACCACATACAACAACATAACTTGCTAGATCAATCATGATCGGTATCATCCTTTACAATCCATCCTAGACGAAACAGGTCTTCTCGGATCTCATCTGTAACTACGCTTTCGGCCACATAATTTTTTCTAGCTAGTATGGCTGCCTCTATTTCTGGACTAGATTCACTACCTCCGCCAATTACACCGCCAATGCCTGAACAGTACCAATCCATGTAATCACCTTGTACTCGCATGTCTGCAATGATACCACCAGCATACCGCCAGCTACAACTCCAGGTTTGATTCTTAAGAGTAGCCCAGACTTCGTTTTTTTGAAAAGTACGATTACACATGGCCGCATAGAGATTTTGCGAATAGGACTCGCTAGAACGAACTTTGGCCAACATGAAATCACAGGTACGAAGGTCGTACTCCATGTTGTTTTGTTGCCATTCGGTATCTTGTTCTTGGGCCATCTTGTTAATATTAGCTTGTTCAAACATTTTGATGTAGGCTTCGTTGGGTTTTTTGCCGTTGTCTGCACATCGTTTGATGTAGTTTTCTTTTTGAAAAGTATTGCGACTAGGACTACAACTGATCATTGTTACTCCAAATTGGTACGAGTAGCCGGAGTCGAACCGGCACGCATTACGCGGCGGATTTTAAGTCCGCTGGGTCTACCTATTCCCCCATACTCGCAGATTTGTTATCCGCCTCGGCCAGTGACCTTTTTAACAGGTTTGCCCACTGGTGCAGGTGCTGATGGTTTCTTAACTGACTTAGAACCTTTGGCAGGTTTTGCATCAGGATGTTGTGCGGCATGCTTTTTCTCTAGTGCCGCTTTTACTGCTGTGATATATGAAGCCATGGTGTTCTCCTAGTGTATGTTATTTAACAAGGCATGGTCCGGCCACTAGGAATCGAACCTAGATTGATAGCTTAGAAGGCTACTGTATTATCCATTATACTATGGCCAGATATTTTAATCCCAATGCATGCGATTGTTCATTTGAAAGAAAAAGTCTTTCTCCAAATCATACATATCAGATGGGCTCAATCTAAAGTGTTGACTGTTACCTAACCTTGACACTGAAAATCTAACATAACTAGCTGGCTCGCAGTTGGGACGCGGTGCGTGGTGTTTGTTAATTACCAACCAGTTGTGGCCGTTGACCTCTGCATTGAATCCTTTTTCGCTGTTCCAATTGGTCAGCATCTCCATCATCTGATCCGTGGTCATGTGATAGCCCTGAGCATAGTTATCGTTTACACGTATGGTAAGATCAACACGCTTCTGCTCTTTGAACACATATAGTTTTAAAGTTTTGGTAAAGTTTAACATTTAGAATTAAATTGGTGCGCCCACAAGGACTTGAACCTTGGACCAAAGGATTATGAGTCCTCTGCTCTGACCAACTGAGCTATAGGCGCATTGGTTCATTGTACAAGGAAAACTATTACTAGTCAACCCATTTGGCGGATCTCTACCACCTGATACCGGCTGTATGGGTAGCGTTCCTGTAGCCACTCCAGCAGGCCTTCTTCCCAAGGTAGTACCACGGTCTCAGCAGAGTTTACAATCACTCTCATAGTAGGGATTTGATGTAGGCAATCAGAGCCCGAGCTTCTGTGAAGTCTGTGATCTCGGGTGCAAGAGCTTCGTACCTGTAAGAGGACCATCCTAGTTGACTAAAGTCTGCTCGTTTCATGCTGTTATCCAATTTACTTCTCCTTTTATTTCAATACTTTCGGCACCATCGTATTCTTTGATTCGAAACTCAGTTCCCACAGATAACCAAGCCACAGCCAGGTCATTCATGCCACCTGTGTAAAGTCCTGGATACTTGAGGGTGACGTAGGTGTTTAACTCTGCCATTTGATCGTTCTCTACAAATTTCACAATAGCCGGATCAAACAAGATTTCTGGCACTCCACGATTCCAAGTGCTCCAACCTGCACCAAATCCTGGTGCGTATAACACCGCCACCCGGCCGTTGTCAATCAACTTAGCAATATTCTTTGTCATAATCAGCATCAGTTTCAATATCTACATGTCCGAATCTTAGCAGGCCTAGGCTTACCTTTCTGACTTCAAATGGTTGTGTAAATTCCACAATGGCACCCAGACTCTCAAGGTCATTGTAAGTGGTGTCGCGAATGTCTTTAACTTGGATACAGCCAATGGAGCCTGAGTCCACCATGTGTTCGGTTCCAATGTTGCTGTTGTATGTACCGTCGCCCCAGGCTGTGCCAAAGCTGGCAAACCGTCGGCCATCCTTTAAGACGAACTCGCCTTCAATTCCGCGACCACTTTGCAAAGTAGGAAAGAACAAGGCACATGCCTCGTCCCATTCGTCATGCATGACATAGCACAAGTCACCAATGTAATATTGTCCCGCTGGCATTGTCATTTTTACCACTCCTTTTTGTCGCCGGTAGCTTCGTTGTTACGATAACCAGCGGCGTAGGCCGCAACTTCTGCGTCAGTCATTTGATCTATGTCAATTCTAGGACTCTTGTGAGTGTCTCTCACAAAGTAATGTGGCCAGTAGTCACGACCGTAATAGCTGTCACAGACGCCACGATCGTAAGGACCACCGTGGCGTTCGTCGTAATAACCGGATTGTGTGTGTTCTTTAATCATACTGTTTCCTTAAGCCGCTTTGCGGAAATATTGATAGGGCAAGCCCAGTGTCCAAGCAAGATAATCATTGTCACCATTGGTCTCTTCGGCTTCGTGGATCCAACGCATGGCCATGGCCTGGTCTCGAGCACCTGTGTTGAGTAATTCAGCAACACGGCGTTCAAACAACTCAACAGCCTTGGTCTCGGCCGCTTTGCGAGCAGTCTCTTCACGGTCAATGGCTTGACCAAGGATCACAAACTCAGATGTAAAGTCATCAAGAGTCCAACCAGATGTGTCAACACCACGTGGACGAACCCCGTAGGCATCCTTGTACATGTCCCAAAATGTGCATTGGGCTTGCTCTAATTCTGTCATGTCTTCCCAAGTTGTAAATTCTGTAGTCATTTGTGGCTCCTTATTTCTTACTATGTTCATATTATAGCAAATCGGCAATTATTGGTCAACCAATACGCAGTGTTGTAATTAAACAACACCACGCACATCTGTGTTCAAATTGGGTTTGTGCTCACGGATCATCTCACGCTCTAATTTGTGAGCTTCAGTTTTGCCGCGCACAACATCCACAACCACCAAGTTAAATGTGTCTACACCACGCTCACGCATGCACTCGTATAGTGCCCAGGATTTGTCTTCTGAACGTGAGCGATATACGTGTTTGTTAAAACGCACTTGAGCACTCTTGTTAACAGTGCTTTCTGTCTTGGCTGTGACACCAATGTAGAAGTCAGCACCGCTTTGCAACATATAAATGATATGTGTACGATCGGTGCGTTTTTTACGTGTTTGCTTTTTTAAGTTCATAGTGTATTATAGCAAATTGTACATTTCTGGTCAACCAAAATCCACATGTTGCATAAAAACAACAAGCTGAATTATAGTGGATTATAGTCAATTATAGTGGGATTATCGATAATATTATCGGGGATTATCGATTAGGGTACTTTATATGGACCTGTATATACAGTATAATTACCAGATTCGGGTATGGGATCATTATAGATTTTCATGAACAATAACGCTTCGCCCCGAAACTCAAAATATACTTCATCGATTATGTTACTATTTTGATCAGTATGCTCTACTAGATTAACTCGCCATAATCCAGAAAAATTTATATCAGTCATCCGCGAGCAATACCTTTGAGAAACTTGTCAATATCCCCATATAATGAATACATTGTGGCTTCTTTACTGCCAAATAATAATAACTTTGGTTTCTTGCCAAGAAAAATATAATACGGACAAGTGAGTTTTCTATCTAGAGTTAATAGCCGTCCGGGTATGGCAGGCATACTTGCAGGAACATCAAATTCATAATGTGCAATCTCCAATGAACTAAATGCAAAAAAGCCTTCGGTTGTTAGTCGTAGGCCTGCGTCTTTGTCGGGATTTCGCCACCACTCTTGCATGGCTTCGTCTAGTGTAGGTTTAAAATCCCCACCAAGTTGATCAATCAGTTGCTGAGTAAACGAGATCTTATCGAGCATTGGGGAACACTTGCGCCCCCTGAGTCAACAGCACCACACTGAACTTGTCAGTTTTAAACTGTACGTTGAGTTTGCGAGCCAAGTTGATAGCATGCCCAGGATTTGAAAAGCTGACCTTCTTGTACTTGGGTCCGGGATACTGTGTAAGCATATTTGACGTCTTGAGGTTAATGGGATTATTGTCGTAGAATACTGCCCATACTCCTTCCGACGCCAGCACCTGCTCCGTCTTGTAAGTTTGTTTGTTTGTGTGTTCAATTAGCACACTGGGTTTTGGTCTACTCATCATTAAACTCCTAGTATTATTTACCTAGAAAACTGAGCAGTTTAAAATGTGCCACCGGTGATTTCCACCTGAATTGTATCATCAGTTTTACCGTTTGTTTGTCGTAGTTGTTCTAGCAATAATAACAATTTGGTAATATCTGCGTGTAGATCTTTGGCATCTTTGAGTGGCATAGTAAAATCTTTTTGCCCTCTAGACTCATGTGCTTTGATACTGTCAACAAATCGATTAATATGCAAGCTCATACAGTTGCCTGGGTAGACATGTTGGTGTGTTGAACATTTGCTTCTAATTTAGAGTGAAAAGGACCTTGATACTTGTAACGCTCAAGTACAATGAGTTTGGGGTTATGAATCAGTTTCCAGTTGCGATGTTGCTTGACCATGTACCATCCAGCCGCAAACCATGATTTGCTTTTGTTGTTTTTGGTAAACAAGGGTAGCTTGTGCTTCACATCCCAGATGGGATTATATGTTCTGCATCCGGTACTGTATCCATGTACCAAGTCGGCTACAGGTTTAGTTACTTTTTCAGCTGGCTCAAATTCCACATTCTCACGTTTGCGCAACATGGGGATGGTTTTGTACAATCCAACCTTGTTCTCAATTGTGATTTGATATCCATCGTTAACTGCCTGGATGTTACCAATCTTCTGGTCATCTTTTTTCAAGATCCAATATTCGTTATCAACTACTGGTTTGGCGTGTATCATTTAATACTCCTTTGTATGTTTCATTGAGCCATCGACTGATTGTATCAGCTTGGTCACTGAGCTTGGTCAGCTCGTACTTGCCACAAAACTTCATGAAGTGTGCACCTACCATGCCCACATCTTTGTGACTGAGTTGTTCACGGATTGCGGCATCCACAGTTGCCTTGACCGCATCCGGTTGTGCGTTAAGATCGATCAATGTACAGTTACGTTCATAGTCGTCTAACACTCTGTGCTCCTCGCCATTGTGGTCTGTCCAACGCTGAAGCATCATGTTGTTCCAAGAATATCCTCGCTTGTCTCTGTCGGCAAAGGCCTCACGGAGACCAACTTTATTCTTTGTCCCTTTTTCACGTACTCCCGGATAAGCAGAGAAGACATTGTCGGAGGTGTCGCCACGCATGCACTTCTCAAATAATAGCCAGGACGGATCCGGGATGGTTTTTGGTTGTTTAGTTTTTTTATCTGTAACAGGCTTACCCTTGGCATCAAATATGCCCTCCAGTGTGATCAGTTCATCTGTAATACCATTGTATTGTGTGACGTTGGATGCGACTAATTGAACAAAGTCTGTGTCTGAGCTAACAATTACGTGATCGTCTTGGGGGTGTAATGATATCCAACGTGCAATGATGTCATCTGCTTCGGCTGTTGCGCAACGAATAACACTGCAATTGGTTCTGTCGGACAAGTATTTAGTCAGATTGTCATAAGTTTCCCAAAACAGCTTGTCTTCTTCTGCTTCGTCCTCGTTCATTTTACCACGTGCTACAGCACGGTTCTTCTTGTAGGGCTCATAGTAGTCTTTGCGCCAGCTACGGCCTTCCAGTGCAAAAATCACGTGATCTGCTTGAAAACGCTTGGCCACCTTGTTGGCAGCCATCATTGTAACGTGTAGCGCAAAGCCCAGCTTGGTCCAAGTGTCACTGGCTCTGTGGGCACCGTGACGTGCTCGGAAAAACATGTTGGCTGTATCAATAAGTAGGTATTTCATTAGGGTCTAATAGTTGGTTGCGTTTAATGTATTGTAACACATATTCCGCCCAATAGCAATGGGCATCTGGCCCAAAATGCCAACTATTTGGATTAACCGTTTTGAAACCTTGCCCCTTTAGCACCGAATTATAGGTCATTTCGTCATCATATGGATGCATGTAGCTGGCACCCCAGGCTCTTTGGTCGGTAATGCCACCAAAATGGCTATTGCCATTGAACATCACATGACGTATGCCCAGATCGTCTAGCTCTCGGTGAAATGCCCAAATCTCTCGATGCGCCTGTTGCCTGCATTTGTCCCAATCCACATCGATGACAAATTGTTTGTAGCGGTGTTGTAGTTCAGCAGGAACATCGTCAATGCCACTTGCATTCACTTGGAAGTCGTGACCTTCGTGCCACCACTCTTCTCGTTCCCAAGTGGTCCATTGTATGACCATAAAACAATCCTTGACTGCATCTGGATTGGCCTTGATCCATTCTCTTGTGGTACGTATGATGCGTGTGTTTGAACATCCTGCTTGTGCATCCAAGTACAAAACAGCATTTAGCCAGTTGGCTAATTCACATCCAAAGCTGGCACGTTCATTGTCAGGATGCGGTTGTCGTCCTAGACCATAAAACAATCCGTCATCCTGCGCCCATGCGTGTGGGTTTACTGCCTCGGCCGCGGCAGCATGACTATCGCCGTTGACATACAAAATCATTTTTGGACAAGTATTTTTGCTGTTTCTGCTTCTGCAACTCGCTTGCGCAAACTGCTAGAACTAAAGCTGTGATCACGCTTGTTAAATATCACCTGTATACCGCGCCCGGCACCCTCATTACGGCCAGTAAAGTTTTTGTCTTCATACTCAGTGCCTAGAATGCGAACGTCCAATGGTAGTATAAGCAACAAGTCAATAAGGTCTTGTTCGGTTTGGTACACAACAACTTCGTCAACATAACGACAAGCCGCAAGTTGTATCTGGCGTTCTACAACACTTTGAATGGGATGATTCTTGGTATCGGGCCTATCAATTGTGGGGTCAGTTTGTAACCCACAAATCAAATAATCACAATGATTCCTTGCTTCGCTTAACATAGCAACGTGACCTGCGTGAAGCATATCAAATGTTGAGAAGGTAATGCCAATTTTTTTACCCTGTGCTTTTAGTTCTTTGATATGATTAAAAATCATGATACTTCGCTCCTACCATTACCTATGTCTTTGCTTTGTACCCAGATACCCGAGTTTTTAATTGCTTGTTCTTGTTCCCATGTTTCCATAACAACATGTCTACACACATTCTGGAACCACTGATCCACAATGTCTGCATCTACTTTGCCTTGATAGCCGGCCTTGATTAGTCTAGCAACAAAGATTTCATTCCAGTCAAGTTCGAATGCACCTTGATGTAAGTTATCAAGATCTACATCCATGCCTAGCACAGCCACGTAAGGCTCACCTGCTTCGGTAGCAATTTGCTTGGCAGTTTTTTCAGGAGCCTTGGCCTTAGGCACAGACACCCTGGGTGCTACCTCTACAGGTTTTTCTACCTTCTTGGGTTTTAAAAATCTATCAAATATTCCCATCATTTGCCCCAGCCATTGCCCCAAAGATCAACGTGCAATCTTGGAGTATAATAATAACCACGTGCAAGTGCCCAGTCTGCAACGTTCACACGATTCTCTGCGTATGGTGCAACAACACCACCTTGTGGCATCACATATACTACGCCTTCAAAACCAGCCTCACGATACGCAGTCACAGCACGATCCACTTCTTCAAAGTGTATTTCGCTGTCAATCACAAACTTGAGATATACTGTGCCTACCTCTTGATACTCTGCCACGACCTCAGGCTTGATAGCCTCGTCCCATGCTTCGCCACTGGCACTAAGTTTAGGACTTACAGAGAAGGTAAGTTCATTATGTCCGGCCAGCCACTCATTGAGATATGTTTTAAATTTAGGCTGTAGTTTTTGAGTACCATTTGTTTCAAATGTAACATTCTTGATACCACGCATGTGATCATGATCAAACAAGTCTTGATATGTGCGCTGCCAGCCCAACAACGGCTCGCCACCTGTGATCACTAGATGTGTGTCATTGCCTGTGCGATTGGTCCACTTGCGATCTGGAATCAAGTCTAACATTTTGTCTACCAATGCATCAATCTCGTATGTGAGACTGAGTTCTTTAAAGTCTGGATGCCAACTAGCATAGCTATCACAGCCAGTGTTCACTAGTGGCAGTTCTTCAAATGTTTTGTACAAGTGTACAGACTTGGCAACTTCGTCTGCTTCTGTTGACTTTTCACCTGGCTTGCAACCAAATCCAGCACAAGTAAAGTTGCAACCAAATGTTCTTAAGAACACTGACGGGACACCGATAAATCGTCCTTCACCTTGTGCAGAATAAAATAGTTCTGATACTTTGAGTTTCATATTATAATCTCGTAATCTCTGGTCGTTTTAAAAATTTGTGTATGACATTGGGATCTGCTGTCTCTTCTATTACTTTAACACGAATATCTGGGCTTGTCACCCAACCCGGCAAAACCCAATCCAGATAGGCCAAGTGTTCCACTGGCGTGGGGTGCGGATCCTTTAATCCAGTGCCCCAGTTGTGCAACTTCCAACCATTATTTCTATCTTCGGCAAGTACAGTTTCGTAGTAACTGGGTTTGATGTTATTTAGAACAGAACTATATAACTCTTGAATATCGGGCTCGATCATGGAATGATTAGGATCGTACTGATCAGGATATACCAATGGACACATGCTTAAGAACTCGAATTTTACTCCTGAGATGTTTTGCAAAAAAGACTGTGTAGATTTAATACAGGCCAAGTCTCGAATCAAACTACCACGCTCGGTTACATATTTTCGAACATAGGCATCGTCATAGAATTTACAAGTGGTAATGTTCCCATGAGTTTGCCATCCTGTGGTATATCTATCTTCTCGCATGATGTTGGTCCAACACACTATAACTGTGTCACCTGGTCCAAACTTATGACGTTGATCTGCTTCCATAACGGAATTGAAGATAAACTGATTGCCTCCGCCACTTTGTCCCCAATTTTGGTATTCGTCGTAGTGCACCGCCAAGATGTCAGCCCAGGTGCTCCATCTATAGTGTGTAAAACTACAACCAAATGCAAATAGTCTACTCAAACTTTGCGAGCCTTAACTAACAGATGCCAACCTAGATATTCACGCACTGCCTGGCGATGTGAATCGCTCATGGCTTCAAACCAAGGCTCTAGTTCGTAACGCCCTGCTTTGTACGCATCTACGTTGTACATGAAGCAATGATCTTGACGCAGGCGTTCAACATACCAGCCATTGTCATTGTTCATCATTTGATGAATTTCATCCTTGCTGAATGCCTGTGCATACGGACAACCTGCCTGTGCTTCAAACTGGTCCAACCCCTTTTGAATCATGGCATACTTCCAGGAGTTCTTGGCATATACCATGTAGCGGAATTCGCCGCCAGGCTTAACTACAACACGAACATTGGCTATGATCTTATCAATACCCGGAAAGTGATGAATGACACCATAACTGTACACAAGATCAAATTCACCTAGGCTAGCAAGTGCGTCAGCATCAGTTGCATCCACATTGTAGAATTCACCTTCGAGACCAAGAGTTTCAAAACGTTGTTTGCTCAATGCAATGCTTTGATCGCTTAGGTCAATACCCACATATTCAGCACCGTGTTTGGCAAACTCTTCAGCATCTGAACCAATGCCGCAGCCAATTTCAAGCACACGTTTGCCCGCCCATAGATGGAATCCAGCAAACTCAGCAATGTGTGGCTCTACACGATATCTGCGTTCACTTACTTCTCGGAAGAAAGCGGGTGTGCCAACATCGCTTGACCCATGCTTGATGTTACATGGTTGTGTGTTCCAATAACGTTTGATACGTTCTTCAAGGCTTTGTGACATCTTTTGTTCCCTGAAAGTGAGTATGCGGATTCTTAAACTGTACCATTTGTTTGTTTACGTCGTTTTTTGCCAACTTCTCCCACGGGTCTTGAGTGCCGTTGAATATGTTGGCAAAGAAGCTCATATCATGCCCACGTTCGTTTTGCAAGTAGGTGGCAATCTTGGCACAGTCATTATGTCGTAATGCCATTTGTTGTACACTATGAAAGTCTCTTGAATCTTTGGGATTGCCTTCTAACATGGGACGATTCTTGAATGTTTCGTCATTGTTGTTGCCGGTAAGATCATGACGATCATGCAACACATCAACTTCGATACGTTCCCAAATGTCCAACATGTATGCTTGCTGACTCAACCATGCATCAGAGATTTGATGTGGACTTAAATAGCCCAACAGGTCTAACCACTTGCGAGGAACAATGGGAAAGATACTGTATGGATGATCATGATGCGTATGGAATGCAAGTAATTTAAATTCGCCTTCGTGCTTGATAATTTCTTTGTCCCAGTCTTGCGTCTCCATCACAGCATCGTCATTCCAAAACACCAACCAACTTGCGTCGCTATTAAGTGCAAGCTCGTTCACATACTCGTTTAGGCGAATATATCCCAACGGTGAAAAACTCATAGCGGTATAATTAATACCTTGATCATCTAACCAAGGCTGTAGTTCTTGTTCAAAGTGCTTGGTACCAATATCGTCATCGTTGTCAAATCCAAACATGATTTGAACACGACTTGGATTAGCTGCCAGTTCAATTACGCTTTTTACACTGCGTTCCAGCGAGTCTGATCGCCCACGAGTGGGCAACAAGATTGCAATATCAAATTCTGGTGTGCTCATGCAAATAAATCCTCATTCCATTCTCTATGGCCTTCTCTAAATGCCATGTTTGCTTGTGTTTCACGTACTTCCACTCGGTAGCACCACAAACGACTTGCTTCGTATTCTCCCCAAAAGTCAGGAATGTAAACACCGTTTACATACTTGTACAGCATGTCTGCAAGTGATTCACATCCTACTCTGGGCAAGATAGTGAGTTTGGCCAGCTTACGACGTTCCATTTCTTTATAGAACTCTAGTTCAGGATCGTCGGCACTGACCAAGGTTGTGTGATCAAATTGATCTTCTAGTATCTTTTTAAGTTCTTTAAGACCGCCATAGTCAGCAGCCCAGTTGCGAACATCAAGATCGTTTGTACCAAAGTAAAACTTCATAGAGAAACTGTAACCATGATTCAAGTTACAGTGACTGTCGGCCCTCCACTGTCGATATGCACACGGAAATGCGTCAATGTATTCTTTGGTACTGGTGAACTGGTATTGAACAGGTCCACGATATGGAAGATTTTGTTCCATGTGTTTAATTAGATCCTGAGTTGATGATAGTGCCATTTTATTCTCCTATGTTAGATTATAGCATAGGCAGCAGAATTTGTAAAGCGGGATGATGCTCAAAGGCCGCTGAGATCATTACTTATGCTGGTTTGGTGTAATCACTAGCTTTATAATTAGCTTGTCCATGAATTACACCTCGAACACCACCAACAGGATTGGCACAGTCTCCTGTTTTGCGTGGGATCAAATGCACATGCGGATACATCACAGTCTGTCCAGCAGCCTCGCCACAGTTGACGCCCACATTGTAGGCTTCCCATTCACCAGTTACTACTTTTTCATATCCAAAACGAAAAGCATATTTCATTGCTTCTTCGATAATTACATTCTTGTTCCAGCGTGGAACAAATAGCAAATGTCCCACAGTTACTGGATAAGCATCACGGAACACAGCCACGTGATAGTCTGAATGTTCTGTGGCTTCGTCACTCCATGGTGCGGCACCTGCTGCCGCTGCCTCTTCTAGTGTTTCGTATCTCATCTTGGGGCAAAGTCCTGTTGTAGTTTAATATTGTCAAAGAATTCTTTTTTAGTGCTTTGATCATCTTTAAAAGCACCTTTAAGCACTGTGGTCTGTGTGAGACTAGAGTGTGCCATGATACCACGATTCTCACAGCACCCATGTACAGCCTGCACATAAACACCTACATCTGTGGCATCTGTGACTCGCATTATTTCTCGGGCAATGTCATTAGCAAGTTCTTCTTGTAGTGTGCCACGACGAGCACACCACTGAGCAATACGAGTATACTTGCTAAGGCCAATGAGCTTTTGAGCGGCAATAATCCCGATATAAGCAACGCCACTGACAGGTTGGTGGTGATGACTGCACATACTGCGAAGCTCACTACGCACCACAAGCATTCCTTCATATCGATCTGCCGAGTCATTGGGGAAAGCGGTTGCATCTGGTTCTGGTTCATATCTTCCTGCCATTATTTCATTAAAATACATTTTAGCTAAACGTTGAGCTGTACCTTTGCTATTAGGATCATTCTCACGATCAATAAGCAAACGATCTAACACAATTTCAAATGCTTCTGCGGCTTCGTCAATCAGTCGTTCTCGATCACCATCGTGCAGATAGTCACTTACGTTGTCGCCAGCCCAAAAACGTTTGTTGTCACGTTTCATTTTAAAGCGAATAGCATCGCCTAGGTAACCTTCTTTGTAATCTTTGTCTGACATAATTTCAGTTGCTGTTGTAATTGCCGATGTGTCTGTGACTGTATCGCTGGGGCGGTCTGGTATAAATTTCTTTTTTGTATCCGAGTGAAACACTGGATGTGGTGCAAATTCTGTTTTCAATCATAATCTCCGATGTAAGGCAGTGGATTGCCATTGTGTTATTATATAATATATTTAGGTCGTTGTCAAGGCACAATAGTTATTTTTCTACAATCTGGATAATCTACTGGGACGGGAGTTGGCCGATTTGCCTTGACACCTTCTAACAATGCAAGGCCTTGAATGGCTTCTTCAATAGTGGGTTTGTAGTGATATCCAACTCTGAATACCTGCTGAGTTTCCCACGGCGCGATGGTCAAATCTCTGCCATCGTAACGTTGTGCTAGCATAGTATCGTATGCTTCTACATCATCCAACAAGATAGCTCCACCACGGCCAATGTGGAGTGGCTTGCCATGTCCAAAACTCAAACAGGTTAGTGTATCTGGGCGATACATGTCCTGTTCGAGTCTGCGAGCACTATCCCAAATGCGTGTTTCGAGTATGGGATATTCCCCAATCCACCGTTGCCAGGCATGATCAAGATATTCATACTCAATGCCCAACTTGTGCATGGTCATTGGAATGCTCAAGTATGTGTAAGGTTGCATCTTGCAGTGCTTGACCTGATCGTATCGCAAGCACAGCTCGATTGCATGGGTAC